ACACTCACACGCGACCGAGTAGCGAGAAAAAGACAGATCAGAATGACATGGCGAGCGCTTAGATGGGAGGCGCTCGCCTCTATTTTGCAATCCGTGCAAGATGAGTTTATCCAGTTCACTTATCCTGATCCTATGACAGGCACACAGCGCACCGGGACATTTTACGCGGGGGATCGGACAGGGGCGTATGCTTTCGAACGAAATGGCGTTTACTGGTGGGACGGTTTAACGATGACATTGACGGAGAGGTGAGAACATGCAGTCGATATCCAATGTATTCAAGGAATATTTGCGGCAACGTAACCGGGAATGGCTTGTAAAAGTCGATATTGCTGGTGAAGAATATGGCAGCGAAACGATCGTTGATTTTACCGTTGAAACCAGCGTATCGACAGGCGAAGAACTCGAAATCGGTACCGCGAATATTTCAAAACTCACCCTCCGCCTCAAGAAAACCATAACCGTCCCGCCGAACGCTCGTGTCGTGCCCTATGTTGCACTCAGCTTGCCGGAAGAATATGAAGGCAATGCTGGTGTTGCATGGCAGGACAACGAGGATACCTGGGAAACGGCTGATTACCTGTGGAATGGTGCTGTAACCGAGTGGCTGCCGATGGGTGAGTTTTTTGTGGACACCCGCCAAATTGTACAAGGCCATATCCTCGAACTGACATGCGTGGATCGGATGCGGTTCGCAGATATCGCTTATGTTTCGTCGCTGACTTATCCCACGACCATGCAGGCGGTATGGGATGAGGTATGCGACCGTGCCGGTTTTGCGTATGGCGACAGCGTACAGATCAATCCGAGTTATCAGATCGAGGTCGGCCCAGTGCGACCGTGCCGGTTTTGCGTATGGCGACAGCGTACAGATCAATCCGAGTTATCAGATCGAGGTCGGCCCAGCGGGATATACATGCCGTCAGGTACTCGGTTATATCGCCGCTGCACACGGAGCTTGTGTGTATGTGGATCGCTGGGGAATAATCCAGTGGCGGAAATTCTCGGCCTCAGATACGCCGGTTGAGACCTTCACAAAAGCGGATTATGGCCGCGTGAAGGAGACTGGTCCGGTGAAAACTTATACGCGCATCGTGGTGGTCTACAATCCCGACGATGGGCTGGTATTTGAGGCTGGATCAGGAGACGAAGCGCATACCCTTTACATCGAAAATCCGTTCGCTACACCGCAGATGGTTCAGAATCTGTACGCGCAGTTGAATGGCTTTTCATATGCGCCCGTTGATATGGATGTCAGGGGCTATCCGCAGTTTGACGCTGGAGATCGAATCCGTTATGGTACTCCGGCTGAAGAGCTGACGTGGAATGCCGCAGACATTGCGTGGCAAGACGCAGACACCACATGGGATGGCTTCGAAGGTTCCCAGCCGCAAGGCATTACATTGCTGATGAATGTGCGATACACCTTCAAAGGCGGCCTGCGAATGGAATTCGAAGCCCCCGCGCGGTCGGAGCAGCAAAGCGAATTCCGAGTTGAAGGATTGCTTACGCAACAAATCAACCGCCTGCGAGCGACAACGGTGCGAGAAGGGCGGAGTTATTACGGCCTGACCATCACACGCCAGCGTGGGCTTGAGATCGAGCGCGAAGACCACAAGTCTAAACTCACGCTCAACAGTGATGAGATGGACTGGAAGGTCAACGGTCAATCCAGTCTGTATTTTGATGCTCAAGCCGAAAAACTCAAGTTCCGCGGCGATATCGAGATGTTGGGCGGTACGATCAACTGGAACAACGTTAACAGTGATCCCCAGACCACCGATGCTCAGAACAAAATCCAGCAGATTGTCAATGGTACGTACACGGGCGGCACGTTTATCTCAGGCAACCAGATTTACTCGCCCAATATTTATGGCGGTTCGATCAGCATCGGCAGCGGAAATAACATATTCCGCGCCGATTCTGCCGGGATTTGGGCGGGTCATGCTAACTTTGCGAATGCGCCTTTCAGCGTCAATATGAGCGGCCATATGAAAGCGGTTGGCGGAGAATTTAGCGGAACAATTAGCGCGTCCACGATCAACGGAGGAAACATCTCAGGGGCTACAATATCCGGCGGGATCATCACGGGTGCGATGATTCAAGGTGCGACAATTCAGACATCGGTAACTTACCCGAGAATCGAGTTATCGGGTAATGATCTCTTCGCGTATAGAGACGCCAGCAATTACATCATGATTGATCCTGACGGCCCGGCCATCTCCGCAATGTCCGGATCGACAGTGCGTTTTTACCTGGGGCACATGACCTATGGAGGGCTCCTGCAATCGCACGGATATATCATCATTTCGGCAGACAATGGGATTTCATTGCAGACATCAAATGTGATTGAGGTCCCGAGTTGGAGCCAATTGCGTTCGGCAAACTCGTACCAAGATTTACAAAGTGCAATAAATCAGATTTGGAGCAGCATCGCCGATTTGTGGAACGCTTTAGATGGTAAAGCGGATAAAGGTTCATTAACTGGAACAGCAGGCCCATATAACGGCGGCATTCCAATTGGGACAAATCTGATGACCTCCGGAGGTGGCGTTGTAACCTGGAGTGGTATCCCGGCACACAGCCACGTCCAATCATAGCGCAACCAATAATGATATCCCGCGTATAATTTGGTATAATGTGCTTACCAAATTATGAACGGGGGAAGGGAAATGAGAAAGGTAATTGTATCCTTTGTCGCTGGTATATTGGTTGCGATTGGAACAAGCGCCGCGTATGCGGAAGTAACGTCAATGATCGGGAAACGGGTAGACGGACAGTTTCCTCTTAAAATTGGCGGGGAATTGTCTGAAATACCTGCGATTACGATTGAGGGCGTGTCGTATATTCCGCTTCGCGCGGCAGGAGATCTTTTGGGTGCTAAGGTATCATGGCTGGACGGTGAAATCATTATGGTGAAGACAAACGAAATGTATGGAGAGACTCCTCCTACTGCTGAAGAAATGGCGGAGATTGCGCGGATTGAACAGGAGAGATTGTTACAAGAAACCGAAAAAAAGAATGAGGTTCTTATCCAGATCAGTCACCTCCGCGGCAAGATTCAAACACTTCAATTTAAAATCAACGCATTAAAACGAGAAGTCGAAAGCCGCGAAGAAAACTTGAAAAAGATGCCCGAATATGTCATCTCAAATGGGGAACGTGTCCTCTATGAAGGCTCCGATTTACAGAAGAAACATCAGGAAGATTTGGCAAATCTGAAGGCCGAACTCGCCGAACTCGAAGCCGAACTCGCCGAACTCGAAAAACAAAAAGCAGAACTTGAAGAAGCGTCCTAATCAGGGCGTTTTCTTTCACCCTCCCATCGCGGAGGGTTTTATTATTACCTGAAAGGGTGGTTAAAGTGGAGCAAAACATCACAATGCAAGGTGGAAAAATCTATCATGGCGTTGTAGTCCAATCAAATGTGGCTCCGGGAGAATCGATCGAGGAGCGCATTCGCCAGATTGTACGGGAGGAAATTGCCGCCCACGAGGAGCGGCGACATCAGGAAGTTATCGATTTTCTCGCTGCGACTGCAGAGCTTGTTCGTGGTACTTCTGAATCGCGATTGTAGCGGCTCTTGCGGCAATTTTGACTACATCCATTGGGTAAACCGTCTTTCCAAAACGCTTGTTTTCGCCTTGAAACTCTTCAACAATGCGTCTTTCTAACTGCTTGAAATCGATGTCCAATGAACAAACCTCCCTTCTCTCGAAAATAGGCCGGGCAGCCTATCCATTCGACAGCACGGGAGGTTTTTCCTTGCAAACAAACGTTCGGAGGTGCGACATGCCCGAAATCACTCATATCATCCGGGCTGACATAAACCTATCCCAACAGCCCGTGCAGGAGCTTTGTACCGTGATCGCGGCGGTGCTACCAGCGTATCCGGGGCGGGAGCAGGATATCCTGCTCAAGCTGCGCGAGGCGATCGACGGTCACCTGAAAACGCTGGGAAAGGAGGCAGAACAACGTGGCGCAAATCGAATTGCTGCAGCCGACCGAAAAGATTAAAGATTCCTACGGCAAGATCAACAACAGCCTGACGAACCTTAACAACGAATCTACAAGCCACATAGCAAAAAAAGTCACCGACTCCGGTGGTGCACATGGGCTTGTGATCGAGTCCGGGACGTTTACGCCATTTATTTTCGGCAGCACTACACCCGGAAGCAATACGTATGATATCCGCAATGCCTATTATCTAAAAATCGGTAATCGTGTATTTTTTGATATTTACATGCATGTGACAAAAGACCCCAATATGGCCGGGAATGTCAATATCGGTGGCCTTCCTTTCACGCCGAAGAATGATCAAAACCGTCGAGTTAGTGTGTCGATTGGACGGTTGGACCACCTTTCATATGGACAAGCAAAACAAATTACCGCGCTTATTTTTCCAAACCAACCATCGATTAATCTATATAAGGTCATGGATGGTGGGGCAATTCAAAGTGTAGTTGCTTCGGACTTTACCCTTCTTTTTATCGGGATTTCTGGAAACTACGAAGTATAGGAGTGATAATATGACTGAAAAAGTATTTCTTGACATGCTCACTCAAGACGGTGTAAGCATTCGAAAAGAAAAATTCGTGGCAATCGAAGGCGTAGAACAGCGAGTCGGAGAACCTTGGCGCAGGGCGTATGCAAACAGCGTTTTTGGTCGTCAACAAGTGCAGGAAGAAGTGCCGGAACCATACCGCTCGGCCATCTTTGCGGTGTGGGGCGAGTCTCCGACGGTCGCCGATCCGGTTGGGGAATCGCCGGCCGAAGAAGATGCAGGCTCTGCTGAATAAGCGGGGCCTCATTTGTTGTGGGAGGTGGTCCGATGGACAATGTCTCGTCGATCGTGGCGGCTATCTCGGCCGCCGCCGCAATCACTACCATCCTCGTCGGTTGGCTCGGCCGGGCGCGGACTGTCCGAAAAGACGGCGCTCAGGACGGCGAGCTGCGCGCCAGCGTTGAGTATATCGCGCGCGGTGTGGATGATCTGCGGGTGGAGATACGCAGTCAGGGTCAGCGCTACGATATGCTGGCGGAGAGGGTGACGCGTGTCGAAGAGAGCGCGAAGCAGGCACATCGGCGGATTGACCGCCTCGAAAACGAAGGGAGAGGTTGAAAATGACGAAAAAATGGATTAAAGCTGCAACGATTCGCGCCGTTCGGACTGCTGCACAAGCGGCACTTGCTGCAATCGGCTCTGCAACAATGTTCGGTGAGGTGGACTGGCGAGTTGTAGGAAGCACGGCCCTGCTGGCGGCTATCGTTAGCGTCCTTATGAGCATCAAGGGGCTGCCGGAAGTCGAGAATGGCGAGGGTGACGGCGAATGACTCGTAACGAGTTTTTCGCCACTCTCGCCCCGCATGCGATCCGCGCGCGTCAAGAAGGATCGCCGCTGTTTGTATCCGTCCGGCTGGCACAGAATTTGCTTGAAACCGGGGGCAAAATCCATTCGTGGAACAACCTCGGCGGTATTAAGGTCGGGTCAGGTAAGCCTAACGAGTGGTGGGATGGCAGCTATGTCAAAAAAGGCACATGGGAAGTAGTAAACGGCCAGAAAGTCGATACAACGGCTGCATTTCGCGCGTACAAGTCGATCTATCACTTTTACCGAGATCAAGACCTGCTGTTCCAAAACAAACGCTATGAGCGCGTGAGAAACGCCAAAACACCGGAGGAACAAGCGGAAGCGCTGCGGCTGTGCGGATACGCCACAGACCCGGAGTATGGACTGAAAATCTGCAACATCATCAGCATGTACAACCTCAAAAAATATGATCAGGAGGCGGACAACAAAATGCAGTTGAGTAATTATCAATGGCAGCGGATCGAGACCGGGGTTAAGTCCTTGCTCGACCGGAAGATTATCTCTGATCAAGGGTGGCTTGAGAAGGCCCAAAAGCGGACGCTCACGCGGGACGAGTTGGCATGGCTCACCTTTGAGCTTGTAGCAAACCCGCGTTAATGATGGAACCCCGCTCGGCTATACGCTGGGTGGGGATTTTTTGCTTTGGGCATACACTTCCGCCCGATCCCGTCTCCACAGCGGCCGCCCCTCGAACACCGCGTCCGGCCGGGGAAAGCGCCCCCGATAGGTGGGTTTCAGCGCCCGTTGGCCAGCCAGACTGACGTTCTGCTGGGTGGTGCCGAGGAGCCGCGCAAATTCGGCAGCGCCGATGAGTTCAAGTGGTTGGTTTTCAGTCATTGGTGTCACCCTTTCGTTCTGCTTTTTCCAGGTACGGTTTGTGGTATTGTTCCTCGAGCGCTTTTCGGTCCGCGATCGCTTCCGCAAGCGTGCGCCGTATGGGCCCCCAAATACGTTTACCCTTGACCGAGATGTGCGCCTCGAAATACACCGTACCTTTTCGTACGCGACGATACACGCCCTTGATGCCTGTACCGCTGTCCGACCTGACCTTTTTGGTCAGTAGCGGCACCTGTACGCCGTCAACGGTGTATTTGGTGTCGAGTGCTTGTCTTGCAGCGCGAATGTGATCGTGCTTAGAACACCCGCATGTAGCTGCTCCGCCAATGCGCAAAATGGTCGCCGTAAACGGTTGGAGGTTTCCGCATCTGTGACATTTACAGAGCCATAACGCTTGCCCACGCTCGTTCGTCCCGGCACGCTCAATCACTTCGAGGTCGCCGAAGCGCTGACCGGTTAGGTCAAGGGCATTCGGTGGCGTCCGTTTTCGCAGGCAGCCGCACGACTTTTTTCTGCCGGTCTGAAGTTGGCTCTTGGTGGCGACAGTGGTTTCGCCACAGGAGCATCGGCAGATATATGCCTTCTCTTTTCGAACTTTTTCCGGCGACTCCTCGATGACCTCGAGCTCTCCGTACTTTTGACCGGGCATGATTTGTTGTCCTCTCAATAGCACCACCTCTACATGCAGGTTGAGCGGAAGCCGCCGAAGCGGCTGCGCCGGGATTCTCGGCGCTCTCCCTAGCCCTGCGTTTTTCTTCTTCCCAACGGATCGAGAACCGATATATCAGGTTCCGATTTCGGTTCCGGTTCCGTCGCATGGTCAACATAAAATTCAATTCCTGCTGTCTGGCTGCCCACCCATCTAATCTCATAAACCCCGAAACCTTGATCGAATCCACCATATTCTCCATAATGTTCTCTTCCTATACGGTCGAACAGCCTCTGGCTATCAAGATTATCGGGAGCTGCGAAGACTCGGTCGTATTGGCCAGAAATCCACGCGATAAATGTGCTCCCGAATCCTTTGTTGCGGTATCCGTCGTAGATGTCAATCCTGTCGATGTATGCATCCATTCCATCACTTTCATTGTCTTCTTTGCCTTTCAAAAACTCAGTAACATATGCGTAACCAACTTTTTCTCCGTTGACATACATTACATAAGTGACGGTCTCATTTCCATCGAGATAGTACCGTCGATATTCGCGGATTTTGATCATTTTCAACGCCTCCACTTCGTGATTTCCTGCCATCGCAGGTTGAGCGCCGCGCCCCTTTCGGGGCGGTCCCGGCTTGCACGGGACTGGGCCTAGCCCTGCTCGTCAGTCTCGCGGCTCCCATCCCTTCGACTCGGCGAAACGTGCATCCGGCCATCGTCAGGCGGGGATGTGGATCGTGTTCCCCATGCCGTCTTCCCAGCCATTCACGTCTTCGCCGGCGTCCAGCGCTTCGACGATCCGCTGCATGTCGTCCAGGTCGGCCGGCGTAATCGTGGCGATCACTTCGCCGTCCTTTACTACGTCAAACTCGTGCAGGTCGTGGTCGAACGGCTTTTCCTCCACCCGGTATCCTTCGCGTTCCCAAACTCTCATCGTTCATTCCTCCATTTCGTTCTTTCTGGTTTCATTATACCATAAAAGATTGTGCTACACAAGCGAACAGGAGTTCTATTTTTAAATTTTTTTGTTGCGCCGGGCCATCGTCAGGCGGGATCATATACGTTTGACAAAGGCGTTTTCGATTCGTGCCAGCCGTTCCGTCAAGTTGATCGGCGCTGGCGGCTGGTAGTTTTTCAGCTCGATACATCTTTTCTCGAAGTCTTCGCGGCTCTTGATCTCGAACGATACGCCGTTGATGTTTGCGTACAACCGACCTCCGAGCGGCCGAATCGAGGCTGTGACACCGTGCTTTTTGGCGATCAGTCGAAGTCTGTCGATGTACCATTGCATATGATTGGTCATGTTCAATCCCTCCAATAAGAGGCTGCCGATTTTTCTCTGCCCCGGCCCGTTGATGTGCGAGATCGACGGGGTTTCAATTTGCTTCATAAATCAATTCCACGACTACCTTCTTTACAACCGCCTTGGCCATTTCGCCGATGATTTCCGGGGTGTCCTTTGCGAGCTCTGGAAACATGTTGGCGATCTCGATTGCCACCCGGTCCGTGACTTCTTGGGCAACATCGGCGAGTTTACCGCCGTTTTGGATGTACGTTTTTAGAACTTCGACATTCGACATCTTGCATCACCCTCCGTTTGTTCCTTCTGATTTGATTATACAGCATTTTAAATGCTTTGTAAATAGTTTTTTTGGGGCAGTTGCAGAAAAATTTTAAATGCCGTAAAATGCTTAATAAAGGGGTGATCGTAATGGCAGGCAGACCGCCGAAACCGGCATCCGAGAAAAAGATCCGCGAGGCTGTTTATTTCGAGCCGCATCTGCTGGAATGGCTGCGCGATCTGGCGGAGAGGGAAAAGGTGACAGTCAGCGTCGTCGTAAATCGACTGGTCGAAAAAGCAAAGGAGGCGCGGGCGTGACCTCATGCGTGCCAGGTGGACCCGCGACCGCTGGCCGCAGGCGTATGTCTGCACGCGGTGCGGGCTGCCGGTGCCGAAGTATGAGGGGCTTTGGCTCAGGCGGCAGCGGGCGATCGAAAAAGGTTAGTGGTTGATATGTCTTGGTGCATAATAGGCGATCCTTTTATTCACCAAGACATAATTATGCTTTCCATGTAATCTCCACTAATTTACCATCACGAACTTGTATTTCCTCAATTAATCCCCGAATAGCGTTTTTTGCTGCAAGGCGATCAATTCCGTTTAACGTTGGCAAAAACTCCAATGCTTTTTTCTGAATGACTGATGAATCTTTGCTTTGTGATTCGAGCTCCCGCATTTTCCGCTCGATTTCTCGGCGTTCTGTTTCGATTCGTTCCCGCGCTGCTTTAAGATCGTCCGCCCCAATAAGGTCCATTTCATAAGCTTCGATCTGTTTCTGCATACGTTTGTTTATTCTCTCAAGGCTCTTTTGCAAATCCTTTATTTCATCATCAACAGATGGTGTGACCGTTTTGATTCGAAGCTCTTTCGTTGACATTTGGGCCACATGCTCGATTTCTTTAATAATCGTCGATTCCAGATCATCACGGTGGATGGCGTGATGCTTGCACCCATAACCGAGTACATATGACGAGCAAATATAACGGTAATAAGCATAATTCTTTGTGCCTCTATGATATCGTGCTGTGCTGCCCTTCATACTTCGTCCGCAATGACCGCATTTTATGATTCCGGTTAACAGGTATGTTTCATTGTCAGCGTGTCTAAAAGCTTTTGCGCGAGAACGCATAATCTCTTGTACGGCATCAAAGCGCTCTGGCGTTATAATTGCTGGGTGATTATCTTCTTTAATGATCCATTCGCGCCTATCTCGAATGACTGTTTTTCCGCTTCTGTTTTGACGCTTATTATAAACTAGTCTTCCGGCTACCGTATCATTTTGGATTATGCGTTTAACACTCACTTGATCCCAGGGTTTTCCTTGCTTTGTTTTTGATCCGCGTTCGTTCAATATTTGAGCAATCTTCCGATATCCGTTACCCTGTTCGGCAAGATCGAACATCATGCGTACAAATTGCGCTTCATCCTCATTTATCACATATTCGGCGTCAACTACGTCATAACCATAGCACGGCTTTGTCAATGCCTTATTTGTGTTTCGTGCGAGGGAGAGCATATTTTCCTTGACGCGCTCACTAATTCTTTCCCGCTCAAATTCGGCAAACGTACCGAGTAATTGAAGTGTCATTCGACCGACCGCGGTCGATGTATCAAAATTCTCGGAAGCTGAAACATAGTTACAATCATGATCTTGTAAGAATCGAATCGTCTGCAATAAATCAAGTAAGTTACGGCTAAATCTATCCAATTTGGTTGTTAAAATGATCCGTACTTTATTTTGCTTTACTTCGTTAAATAATTGTTGGATTGCTGGCCGATTCATGTCTTTTGCTGAATAACCATCATCCACGAAAAATGTAGGTTGCTCCCAACCCATAGCGCGACAATAGGATGTAAGCCGCTCTCTCTGTTCTGCTAAAGAATTACCTTTATCCGCTTGATCGTCCGTAGAAACCCTGATATATGCGGCAATCATTAAAATTCGCTCCTATCTGCCTTAAAATGGCCCATATAGACGCCGCAGATCATGACTTCGGTCGGCAAAACTTCTTTAACTTCATATTTGTCGTTTGCTGGTTCGAGACGAATGAATGGTGAACTTTCTGACCAACGAATTCGTTTCAAAGCGCCATTCTCGTTTTCATGAATAAGGGCCGCTACAATTTGCCCGTTGTAGTCGGCCCAGGATGCTTTTTTGAAATATACTATGTCGCCATCTTCTATCCCAGCACCGACCATTGAATCACCTTTAACGCGGAGTGCAAAATCAGGTACCCTCTTATGAGGGAAAGGGTAATAAATATATTCTTCGATGTTTTCTTGCGCTAAGAGGCCGTCCCCGGCGCATATTGTCCCAATAAGCGGCACTCTAGGCAATGTGCTGCTAGATTTAAAGTCATCGCCCTCAAAAAAAGTTTGGATCGGAACACCGAAAATATCTGCTATTGTGGTGAGCTTATCCATCAGTGGGCGGTTGTCGTTCCGCTCCCATGCCGAAACAGCAGTAGGTGCTACTCCCAATCTTTTAGCAAGCTCTGCTTGCGTCATTTTTCGTTCTTTACGAAGCTTCTTAATAATATCTCCTACCATCATAATACTTTCCTCCTCCCGAACGGATTTTAACACAAAGCTGTAATTTTGTACAGATAAAATGTATCGAAATACTTGGTTTGATGAAAAAAATTCTGCGAAGATGAATATTTTACCTTGAAACTACAGATATTCTGTAGTATATTTGGGCTAGGAGGTGAATTAGATTGCGGTTCACGATCGAACAGGCTAGACACATTGCCGGGATGACTCAGGTTCAGGTCGCTGCAAAGCTCGGTATGTCCGAAAAAACGTACATCCAATACGAAAAGTACCGAAAAATTTTTCGTATGGACACCGCAGCGCGATTCGCCGAAGTCGTCAATCTCAGTATTGACCAAATTATTTTTTTTAAACCCGAGGTACAGAAAATCTGTAGTTAATTTATCGGGTTGTCCATCTGAACTAAACGCATAGGTTCAAATGGAAAGGAGGGCGAGACGTGCCGAAGCAAAAACGTCCCGAGATTGTGATCGTCGGTCATTATGTGGTGATCGGAGGGGAGAAACGACCTTTCGACCCGCACCATTCTAACCTTCCGGATCGCTGTAAACAAGCAATTGCAGAAATGGTGTCCGGTAAGAAATACGAACTGGTTGAGGCTAGTTAGCCTCTCCACGATGGACAAGCCCCAGAAAGGAGCGATCAAGGGGGTGACGACGAGATGAAAACCAAAACGGTCGAGGAGTACATGGATTCTCTGCGCCCGCGCATGACGGGCGATAGCGTAGATTGGGCGTACGTACTCGGAGTGGTCGGATTTTACGCCAATGAGAGCGGGGACCCCGAAATCAGACTGCAAAACATCCAAAACGCGATCAAGGCATTCGACCGGCTACGCGAAGAGCGCAAACCTGGGGATCGGCGGGAGGAGACGAAATGCTAGCTGAATCCTGCGAGAAGCTATTGAAGTTGATCAATATCGCTCACACAGAGCGAGCAAGACGGATGTACTGGCGGCAGTATTACAACATGACGCGGAGGCTGCCAGAATAAAAAAAGCCGCCAAAACAGGCGGCAAACACCAACTTATCAATCCCATCATACCACAGGTGGGGCGGGGAGGAAAGTATGAAAAAGTACGTACTCACGGAAGAGACGAAAGAGTGGAATGGTGCCACCCTCTACCGAATCAGGGCCGTCCGTGACATCCCGGAAATCGGTGTGAAAGCCGGTGACCTCGGCGGCTGGATCGCCAGCGAGAAAAACCTTGACCAGGACGGCAACGCATGGGTGTCCGGCGACGCATGGGTGTACGGCAATGCATGGGTGTACGGCGACGCTCGGGTGTCCGGCGACGCATGGGTGTACGGCAACGCTCGGGTGTACGGCGACGCCGTCATCGACTCGTCCGAAAAGATTTTTTGGGCATCATCGGTCGGATCGGAACGCGACACACTGACCGCATACCTGACTCAAGATGGCGACATCGAAGTCACACGCGGATGCTTCCGCGGGACTTTGGACGAGTTTGAAAAAGCCGTGCGAAGCCGACACAGTGGGACACGATACGAAGAAGAATATTTAGGGCTGATCGAGTTTATCCGCCTGCGGTTTCGTGATGTGGTGAAGCCGAAATGACCGAAATCACCATCGAAGCTTTTAAAAGTAAGAAATTCGACGTTTCAATTGACCAACCATCATCCCATTACCCATATTACCTCGACATTGTAATGGACCGCACAACGCTCAGCATTTGCGCTACAGATGATTATTTCCTTGAAGTTTACGAAGCATTGAAGAACCACCTGCAAAGCCGGGGGCGGCTGGAATGAATCTCGACCGATTCGCCTATGGTCGCCCCGATCCGCAGGATGTGCCAGAGAAAAAGGTCGGTTACTGCAACACTTGTCAGTCGGCCATCATGCAAGGCGACGAAGTGATTGAACTGGACGGAGATATGTACTGCGACAGCGTTTGCCTGATGCGAAAACTCGGCGCTCGGTATGTGGGCGCTGGAATGGAGGGTTGACATGTTTGATCAAGAGCCTGTGAACTACAACGACTATCTTCCATCGGTTCAAGTTCAATCGACACCATCGACAATTGAGGGGTTGAAGACCCGGCAAGCAGAGGAAGTCAAAGCTGCCATCTTTATGGCGAAGCAATTCCCCCGTGACCAGCAAGCTTCCTTCAACCGAATCATGCAAGCCTGTCAGCGGAAGAAGCTCGCGGAAGAAGCGGAATATGAGTTTCCGCGTGGAGGCTCGAAAGTCAGCGGCCCGTCGATCCGTCTGGCCGAAGTCCTCGCCCAAAATTGGGGCAATATCGACTACGGCTTAATCGAGTTAGAACAACGAAATGGCGAATCCCAGGTTATGGCTTATGCGTGGGACATGGAGACCAACACACGGCGGCAGATGACCTTTACGGTTCGCCAC